GAGTACGGAACCCGATCGCGCAATGACATGCGCTCGGGATTAACAACAGGCAATGCCATCAGCTCGGCGAAGGCCTTGTCCACATAGCCGCTCATGACTGCACCTTGCAGTCAAGAAACGTCGCAACGTCATTGCCATCGGCATCGTAGAAGCCGACGATTACCAAATCACCTTCGGCAATCTCGTGGCCCTCGCCACCCGCGCTTGTAACTAGGCAGTAACCACCATCAGCCAATTCACGGCGCCACGCCGTGCATCCGCCTCCCGTTTCCCATACCTCGAATCCACCAGCCTTGAGCACCTTTTCTGCATTCGCCATTTCCTTCTCCATGGACCCTGATCTCCGGCGGGTCGCCCGTACTGCAATTGGCATATCCCATAGCGCACCCTCGCGGATGCGCTAGACGGATAAGTCAGGATTTCATACCACCCTAGTCACAGTGTGTACACCGGACAAATCGGTGAGGTCTAGCGTGTCATGCACGCCTAGCGCCTTGATCCGGTCAATCATCTCCGGTTCGTAGCCCATGTCGTCGCAGAACCAATCGATCGTGACGGCTTTGCACGGTTCCTCCGCGCTGTAGCCCTCACCCCAGAAACAGATATATGTCGCCTTCATTTCTCTCTCCGTAGACCCTGATCTCCGCCGGGTCGCGCGTACTGCAATGAGGTCAGTATACACTCAACGAGTGTTAAAGCAAAGACTTTGTCGGCATATGCATCGCGTGCACTTCGCACCATCGGTTATTAGCACTTCATGCATTACAGATGCAAACGACGTGCCAACAGGTCATAAGCAAAAGCTATCACCATGGGAAGAACGATAGGCAGAAAGGGCGAGGGACGACCTCGACGCGATCGGGTCGCGCGTATGCGCGTGTACGCGTCAACGGACGCCAGCCGGAGCGGAGCTCGCGACCATTTGACAGGCGAGCGCATGCGAGCGATGCTCGCGCATCCCTTGGTAAGTAACTGGTAAGCACTGTCCTGAAAGCTCGCGCAATGTGGCGCAAACCGTTGTTCGCATTACCAATTGATGCGAGTCAGAGGCAGGATGCAACGTCCTACCGCTCGAGCTCGTGGAGCTCAGACGCGTGCGGCGCCAGCGCGATCGGCCGGCCCGGTGCCGCGGCCGGGGCCCCCCCTTCGACCGGCGATGGGACTCCGGCTTCTCTATCGCTGTCGGTGTGCCTCTCTCGTATTGACAGAAAATTGCAAATTTTTTTTGTGGGGCTGACTGAATGAAGGAGCGGGCGAAGAGCGACACACCGGCTTGGTATAGGCCGGCGAAGGGGGGGAAGTCGAGTTTGGAGTTGATGAAGCCTGGGTATGATCCGCGCCGGAATGGTGTTGGGATGAGGGTACGGGCGGTGCGTATTACTACGCCGAGTGGTGAGGAGATGACGTTGACGGAGTTGGCGAAGGCGGGGACGTGGGAGGCGGTGGAGACGTTGCGGGCGTGTTTGGGTGATGGGGAGCAGGAGATGCTGACGCGGGTGAGGGCGGCGGGGTATTTGTTGTCGTTGGGATGGGGGAGTGCGCCGCGGGAGGCGACGTTGAGGATGGTGAATGAGGGGACGTTGGCGGGGATGAGCAATGCGGAGTTGGTGGCGTTGGTGTTGAAGGCGTTGCCGGCGGCGCAGAAGCAGTTGTCCGAGGTGATAGACGTTGAGAGTGAGAGTGATGGTGCTTGACGATCTGCGGGCGCTTTCGGACGAGCGGGTTGCGGAGGTATTTGCGTTGGCGCTGCCGGTGCGGAAGTGTGGGCCGGAGGGTGTGGGTGTTGAGCAGAAGATGGCGCTCATTCTGGCGCGGCGGCTGGCGGCGGTGCGGTTTCGTTGGTTTATTGCGTACGTGACGGCCGATGATTTGGAGGGGTATCAGTTTGATGCGTTCCATGAGAGCGTGATCGAAGACTTGCAGGCGGTTTTCGATGGGGAGGAGAAGCGGCTGCTGCTGTCGGCCCCTCCACGCCATGGCAAAAGTAGACTCTGCGCGATCCTGTTTCCGGCGTTTATGCTGGGGGCGCGGCCCACCGAGAAGCTGATCGTGGCCTCTTACTCGCTGGAGCTTTCGCGCGAGCACGTGCGCTCGTGCAGGAGCGTGATGCTCGCGCCGGCGTATGGGGAGGTGTTTCCGGGCTCCGTTCTGGCGGATGACGGGCAGGCCTCCGATCTGCTGCGCACCACGCGCGACGGGTTTATCCGGGGCACGGGTGCCGGAGGTCTGCTCACGGGGTTGGGGGCGCATTTGATCCTGGATGACTTGGTGAAGGGGCAGGAGGAGGCGGATTCGGAGTTGATGCGCTCGACGCTGTGGGGCTGGTATGCGACCTCGGCGCGCACACGGCTCCCGCCGCAGGGGTTCATCGTGGGGATCGGGACGCGGTGGCGGTACAACGACATCCTGGGGCGCCTGATTGGCTCCTCCGAGGACGGGAGCGGGGAGCGCTGGACGCACCGGAACTACCCGGCGCTGGATGAGGAGGGAAAGCCCTTGTGGCCGTCGCGGTTCGGTAGCGCCGCGCTCGCCGAGATGAAGGTGGCGATGGGGGTCAGCCAGTTCCAGGCGCTCTACCAGGGGCGGCCCACGAGTGCGACGGGGGATTTCTTCCGCGAGGCGTGGTTTCGCTATTACCGGCCGCAGGATCTGGCCCCGGAGCGGGAGTTGAACACGGTGCTCTGCTCTGATCTGGCGCTCACGGCCTCGGGAGGCGATTACTCGGTGTTCGCGGTGGTGTCGATCACCCCGGCGGCGGACATCTTCGTGCGGGCGTTGTGGCGCGAGCGGGTGGCGATCGACGATTCGGTGAATGCGCTGATCGCTCTCGCCTCGAAGTACCGGCCGAGCGCGTGGCTCTACGAGAACGACAACATCATGCAGTCGGTCTTGCCGTGGGCGCGGCAACGGTTGCGCAAGGCGAACCTCCCCCTGTGGCACGTGAGCTTGACGAGGCAGGCCAGCAAGGCGGCGAAGGCGGGGGCGCTCCAGGGGCTCGCGCAGGAGCGCGGGATTTACCTCCCCGCCGACGCGCCGTGGCTCGAGGCGTTCCTCTCCGAGATGCTCGCCTTTCCGTTCGGTGCCCACGACGATATGTGTGACGCCTGCGCGCACGTGGGACGGGCGTGGCCGAAGCTCAGAGCGAGGAGCGTTCCACGTGAAACCGACCCCGCGCTCTACACCCCGCAGTTCTACGACCCGGCGAAGCCCTTCGGCGGGAACGTGCGCCTGAATGACCTGTGGGCGCAGTCGAAGCGCCCGGCGTACCGGCGCATATGAAGCGCGCGAAGCGATTCAAGTTTGTTCCTTACGGGCGCTTTTTTCGCGCTCGGATGCGCCTTCTCGTTCAGTGCGTACGCAAGACCAATTGGCGCCTGCGCCATCCGGTAAGGGAATGACATGGCTGAATCTGCGCTCGCCACCACCGCCGAGACCTACGAGGATTTCGGCTTAGACAGCAAGGGCCGCTGCGCCTACTGGAAGGCGGAGATCCGCGCCTGCGACAAGGAGATGGAGGACTGGCGCAACCGCGCCGCGCGGGTCGTGAACCGCTACCGCGACGAGCGCGGCGATTCCGCTCTGGGCGGCGGGGTGAAGAAGTACAACCTTCTGTGGTCAACCATCAACACCATGCTGCCGGCGATCTACGGGCGCCCGCCCGCCCCGGTCGTCATGCGCCGCTACACCGACCCGGACCAGGTGGCGCGGGTGGCGAGCTTGATCTTGGAGCGCGTAATCACCTTCCAGCTCTCCGCGCAGTCGGACTTCCACCCGGCGGTGAAGCACGCGCTCCAGGACCGGCTCCTCCCCGGCATGGGCTGCGCCTGGGTGCGCTACCAGAAAGCCCAAGCGAGCCCCACCGGAACCCTGGATAACGACTACTACGCGCGGCTTGCGGGCAACGTCGCGGCGGTGGATTTCGTCTACTGGGGCGATTTCGGCTTCATCCCGTCCCGCACCTGGGAGGAGGTGCCCGCGGTGTGGCGCGTGGTGTACCTGACCCGCGACGAACTCAAGGCGCGCTTCCCGAAGGTGGGCAGCGACGTCCCGCTCGACTACACCCCGGCCCGCCACCCCGACGCGGGCGCGGGTGTGGAGACCGACGAGCCGAAGGGCAATCTCTTCAAGCAGGCCAAGGTCTACGAGGTCTGGGACAAGCGCAGCTCGAAGGTGTGCTGGGTGAGCATGGGCTACGAGACGCTCCTTGACGAGAAGCCCGACCCGATGGGCTTCCCCGGGTTCTTCCCCTGCCCTAAGCCGATGTTCGCGACCAACACGACGGGGAACCTGGTGCCCGTGCCCGACTACTGCATGTACCAGGATCAGGCGGAGGAGATCGACAACCTGACGCAGCGCCTCGACATGCTGACCAAGGCGCTCAAGGTCGTCGGCGTGCGCGATGCGAGCGAGGAAGCCTTGGCGCGGATGCTGAACGAGGGCGTGGACAACGAGTTAATTCCCGTCGATACCTGGGCCGCCTTCGCCGAGAAGGGCGGCATCAAGGGGGTGATGGACTTTCTCCCCATCGACATGGTGATCGTGGTGGTGGAG